CTCCGATTTAGTCCCGGCGCCACGACGAGTAACAAGGGATCAAAAATAACGATCCCTGACAAGATCGAAACCCGGCCTGTTGTCTATGAATCCATGAGAGGCCTTGAGCCTTTTATATACGCCTCCGCCTGGGGTCGTATACATGGAAGCGTCCGCCTGCCGTCTGACAGGGGGAACGTATTCTTCTCCGTGCCTAAAGACGCGAAGAAGGACCGAGGTTGCTGCAAGGAGGCATCTGCCGCCGTTGTACTGCAACTCGGCGTGGGAGCACTTATTCGTAAGCGACTCCTACGCTTCGGCATAGACTTGGACCAAGGTCAAGACCTTCACCGCGAGCTTGCCCGAAAGGGCAGTGCAGACGGGTCGGTGGCGACTTTGGACTTGAGCAATGCCAGTGATACGGTTTGCCGTACGCTGGTGAGACTCCTCCTACCGATGAGTGGTACCAATTGCTCGATTCTCTAAGGGCCCCATTCACTGATGTGGATGGGAAATTCGTCTACCTCGAAAAGTTCTCCTCTATGGGGAATGGTTTCACATTTGAGCTTGAAACGCTCATCTTCTGGTCCCTTGCGGAAACGTTAAGGGAACAGACGTCGACTCACGGTCAAACGTGGTGCTACGGTGACGACCTAATCGTGCCGGCTGAGCCGGGATACGTGGACGCCCTAATGGCAGCGTTGCGTTATTTTGGGTTCACCCCCAATAGCGCGAAAACGTTTGTCGCGGGTCCCTTCAGGGAAAGCTGTGGCGGAGATTTCTTCGATGGTGTTGCCGTTAGGCCACATTATCTGAAGACTTATCCCGATGAGCCACAGGACTGGATCGCACTCCACAACGGGCTCGTGCGTATCGGACGGCCACACCTGACTGGTGAGGCTCGCCGATATTGCATGGACCAGTTGCCAACTGCGATAAGGAAGCTTCGTGGACCTGCCAGCCTCGGTGACACGGTTCTTCACCGTGATGAGGCAGAATGGATCACGAAGCGACCTGATGGTGGGTGGGACGGCGTTTGGGTTCGGGCCCTTGTGGCCCTGCCCCGGCGCTTACCTCTCCACCATT